CTCCCGAAGACCCATGGGGATTGGCCGACACTTATCAAGTGTGGACCAACGGGTCTAATGCGAATAACTACAAGCTGTTCGCACCCCCTCCAAACCTTGGCAGGTTTGGACTATACGCAACTTTACGTATAGCCTTGTGCGCCTTTCGGCGTATAGCGAATGGAACCTTAGAAGAACTACCTCTAAGGGCCGCCATTACTAAGAGTATATTACTCTTATCTAGATGCTTCCACCCTTTGTCGGGAAAAGGAAGCGAGACAACTTCTTTCCAACCCCAAGCTTGGAGGTCCTTTGACCACCATGAATGAGGGCTGGACATGAAGATGTCTTTCTCAACAGTCATAGCCGAATCTTCATTCCCAGCAACGGGTCTGAAGAATCTAAGCTCTGTTGGTATAAGATGACATAATATGTCAAATATACCATCGAAGAACACAGAAGTACGTGGACTTCGTCTAGTGAGATTCCAGAACTTGAATATGTCCTGAAGCGAATCCAGTTCATAGTCAAGCGTAGTGGGACGAACATCATCCCCGCTATACCAGTCACTACCACAAGATTCACGAAAGTTACCGTCAAGAAAACTCTTATTAGAGTTCACTTCAAAACCCATATCCTGTAAAAGGAGAATGAGTTTATCTGCATGCCGCTTTCGGACTATGATATCATCTCCATAGACGTGAAAGTCTTTTGGAGATGTACCACACCCGACAGCATGACACGCAGCGGTAAACAAAAGTGTTTCAAGTGGAAAGCAAAAGCCGTTCCCCATGGAACAAAACTTTTGATACTGATAAACAGTACCATCAAGTTTATATTCCATTGACCGGATCGAATTCAAGAAATGAAACCAATCCGGGGGCAGAATCTGTCGGCATAGACCAATCGAAATGCTATCGCTAGCACTAGAAAGGTCAATGGTGACGAAAGATTCTGGAGTGTCACTGAGAGAACCCTGACGGGCCATCTCAGAATTAATACTTTGATGCCTAAGGTCGATGCCAACGCGAAGCAAATTTCTTCGCATCACGGTGTCAACGCCCTTCTGCAGGAAAGTATTAAGCAACGGCTCGACTGCTATAGACCGTGAGGTCTTAACAGTCTTAGGCACAAAGGTAACATTGTTGTACGAGACGGTGCGAATGCGACCCATAAAAGCTTTGTTAAGCTCTACTGGGTCTAAACAAAGTGGCATATTCGGCCTGCTATTGAGTAACTCAAGAGCATGCCAATTATGACAAATTGAAGCATAAGCATAGTCGCGGGCAGTAGGCGAGACGGTCCAAACCCCACCAAACTTTCTGGCTAGGTTTGTAGCATTACCGTGTACACCAACAGAAGCCCCCGGACCTACGTCACACTCTGAGTAGATTTTCTGGAGAGGAACACGATCAGATAAAACGTAATTAATAAAATTACGCATCTTTTCATATTCCTTCCAAAAGGGTCCCCAATACGGGAACTCAAACCTAGAATTGAGAAAAGAACATTTCTGTTCCATCTCAATCCAGGTCTCCTTTGCCTTAAGATTTGGGTCAGGAAGACCCATTTCTTTTGGAAAAGGATATTTCCTAATCAGAGCAGAGATCTGATTCGCTAAGAAATGATCCTTAGCCGTAGCATGCTGTTTCTGCGCTACGAGAGAATCAGCCAGTTCAAGAAGCGGAAGAATTTGCTTACTCCTTAAATAACCAGGAATAAGCTTCGACCACTCTTGGTCTGGATGGTCCGAGCACAACTTACAAACTATTCGTTTGTAAGTTCTCCAAGAAATCTTGGAGAGTGCACGATCAAAAGAAATGATCTTTGACAATACTTTGGATTTCATCACGATCTCCAGAGAAAGGAGCAGTAGTTAACTACTCCAGTTACTGATGAGGCGAATGTAATTTCTTACATCACCCTCAAGAAGACCTCCAGCTTGCAAGAGGAGAAAGAAAAGTACAGAGACGATAGCTAAGATTTTCTGGATGTGGAAAATTATATCCCGCATCCGATCATCTTTTCTACGCGCCTTAGTACGTGATCTTTCCATCTCTCACAAGCGTGAGGAAATCTCCATCGGTAACCATGTCGGCGATCACGCCTTTCACCGTCGCTATATCCGCGCCCGACATACCGACAGGAACGCTCACATTGACCTCGGCGATAACATCGCCGGTGGGAGTGAGAGCACCCGTAAGTGTGTAGGTACGGACGAGCTTGGCACGAGTTCTCAAAACCCCTGAAAACACTGACGTAGGCTTCGGAGCCACTCGAGAAAGGACAATATCGTCCTTAATCGATGCGGTCTTAAGCACGCCGATGTATCCAACGGAGTCCTTTTGATAGGAATCCGGCGGGTAAGTGAGTGCACCTGGTGTTAATGACATGGGAATAAACCCCCTTAAAGGGTACAGAAGTTCTTACCTTAGAGAAATTCTAAGGCAAGTGCTACCCCTTGAGCTTCGAAATAAGAAGCGCAAGGGCATCTGCAGCTCTAGTCATGTGATTGAAACGAAAATTGTTCCGAATCACAATTCCAGGAGCAGGGGTTCCAATCCCGCGTGAGTATTCACCCACGTAGGAATAGTATTGACCGTTAGAAGGGACTGTAATATTCCAATCAGCACCGGGTATATCACCCAAGTGAGTGAGAGTAATATCACGTTCTCGAAAAACGGAAATACAGGAACCAAGCTGGTTAAAGCCCAAAGAAGGAGTTGCTGCACCGAGAAAGTCGCCAACATTGGCGAACCAATCGATGACAAATGAGTATTTGGTAAGTTCCCAAGGGAGGGTGATAAGCCCTTTACTTGAGAAGCCTATATTAAAGGCTAAACTTGCCTCAAACTCATCTATGGAAGTGCAACGAACAGTCACTTTATCGGTGTAATTTGCACCGATTTGTTGACCGTAAGTTGCAGTTAACCATTGCAACGATTCGAAGGACTTAGTATCGAAAGAACCGTTAGAGCGATATGTTTTACGTATCTTTCCAACTTTCTCTCGCATACCTTTCAAAACACCTTCGATATCACCGACCAAAGGCTTTACACCGTAGCGATAAGCGAGCCAAACATCAGAGATACTTTTCTGAAGGTCAGAACGTTTACCAACGGGTATAGCTTTCCTAAGGGACTTAAATAATCCCGGAAGGAGGGCCGCTGTCTTATCGAGCTCAGCAAGAGATTCCCAAATATCATGGTCAGGACGACCACGTTTATTGGCAAGCTCAGTCGATTTCTCGGTAAGGAAGTTACTTATATCCTTCGCTCCTAAGAGAGAAGGAGGGGAAATGAAGTACGGTGCACTAGGAGAAGGGTTACCTTTAGCGACGAGATACGCATAACAACCTTGCCAATAAAGAGTTCTTAGCACGGTGTTACGTGAAATCCCGCCACAAAGATGACTAGTCTTTCTAGTACGCGTATTTCCATTCCCTGGCACACTCACGACTCTATCGATACGCCTAGTCAAGGGGGACATAATAATGTCTCCATTGGCTTGACGTTTCTTAAAGTCGGGAGTAACGGCATCCCACATTTGGGTTAAGTCTCCATCAATATCGTATGCAACAGAACCATCTACTTGTTCCGAGCTGTTACAGCCTGGATTATTCCAAGTAGAATAGAACTGCTGAGTACGTCTACTGATAAGAGGTAAACCTTTTGTGCGATATCGTGTTGCCATAAGTGACTCCATCGTCAGGGTTGTGAAAACAGCCTAAATGAAGAGCCGAT